CCGAAAAATTCCTGAACTGTTTTTCAAACGTTTTTTGTATATTTGCGCGCATGGCTATAATCACGATCTCAAACATTCTAAACGAAATCCCTTTTGTCAGCGGAATGCTTGGACGGGGTTCGCACAATGACGTCTTTACCTCTCAACCTCGAATGTACCCGCGTCCATTCACGCTTGACACAGCAGAGCAGTACATATCAATCGAAGGTAAAGAACAGTCAATTTACGAAACGACACCGGAGCTTCGAACGGTTATTGATCGTCTGGCTGTCATGTACGCAAACGGAATTTGGGAGGAGTTAGATCCAAACGGTGAGCCTATTGAAAAATCTGAGTACGTAAACTTTCTAAACAACCCAAACGCTTTTCAGAGTCGGAACGAATTTCTGTTCCAATGGTATGTGCAGCGTTGTGTATATGGAAACGTTTTCAACTACCAGCTAAAGACACCTTTCATGGATATTCCGCAGGCGCTTTGGAATTTACCACCTTCGCGAATGGTGCTTAAACGATCCGGACTTATATTCAAGCAGACAGACATCAAGAACATCATTGACGGCTATGAGTTAATGCTCGACACGCAAACAACTCAAAAATATACTCCGGACGAGATTATTCAATTCAGTATGCCGAATTGCGACGATCCTTTACTAGGTAGCTCACCGCTTTTGGCAATTCGTATGCCTATTTCAAACCTACGTGCAACACACGGCTTCTTAAACGTAGTCATGACAAAGAAGGGCGCACTCGGTATTTGGAGAAACGAGACACGTACCGCTGAAGGATTTGTGCCAACTACAGACGAAGATAAGAAAATGGTCAAGGGAATGGTTAAAAACTACGGCGTAGGTGACAATCAAATGCCTTTCGCAGTATCTGACGGTAACTTGAAATGGGAGCCATCTACGTTCCCACTTGGCGATTACAAAATCTTTGAGACATTCGACGCAAACAAAACGGCTATCATTGATTTTTACGGAGCATCAAAGGATATGTTCAGCTCCGGGTCCATTGGTGGTAAATCCGGGTCAACATTCGCAAACAAAGAAATGGCGGACCGCAATTGCTACCAGAATACGCTTATCCCAATTGCAAATGATATGGCAAACGGATTTAGCAAGCGTTGGGGATTGCTTGATAAAGGCCACGTTCTAAGACTAAACTATGACCATATTCCTGTTATGCAAAAGGATTTGAGTCGTGAGGCGGACATCCTGCTAAAGAAATCACAGGCAGCAACCACATTGCTTCAGTCAGGAGTGAGCGCAGAATCTGTGTCTGAGATTACAGGCTTAGAACTCGGTAAAGTAAAACAAATACAAACAACCACTACACCTTCTTAATAATTCCCCAGGCGTGTAAGTGAAGCACGACGTATCTGATTGCATCCATACAGTGATTATTCATATCTTCAGGCTCATCTAAGATTGTACCGTCGTTACCAATTTCACGTGAATAGTTCTCTTGCTCATATTCGATGTTCTCAGAGTCGGTTGTATAGTAAATATCGAGGTTCTGCATCATATCAATACCATCAATGATTGAGCCCTTTGGCTTATTCGCTCCAAATGCTTGCCATCCGTTCCTACGTAGCGCCATAATCTTCTTAGGCCGGTTACTGTCGCAGACAACTGTGTATTTGGTTGACATGCCTTTTTTATTGAACATGTAAGTCACTAATCCCTCTTCGTCGGTAGAAATCTGCGCACGTTCCGCAGTGTTCATTCGCTCACGGATTAGATTCTCAGAGTCATAGTTGAGCTCTCGCACGTAAAGTTTACCGTCATTATATTTGCACTCAACAATCGCCCAAGGATCGACAGCGCCCCAATCGGTTCCGTACCAAATCTTATAATCGAGTTTTTTATAGTCTTCAGGCGAAATCTGGCTCCATCTGAAGATACGGTTAGGCCGCTCGGCTTTCTCACCAAGTCCATAAACAGACCAATTAAACTCGTTAGCTGTTCGCTTAGCGTGGTTATCACGGCAACGGATTAGTTCTGAGAGTTGTTTGTCTGTAAACTGTAGCGTGTTAGTGGCTATGTCATACTCGAATGCCTCGTTTTCTGTGATGAGTTTGTCACGGACGATAGACGTTTGTTTGACCGTTTGGTAGGATAGGATTTTAAGTCGTGACTCTTCAGGGCAAAATGGGTTATCCAGGAAGGTTGAGTCGATCACTATTGCGCGCTCATTCAGCATCAAGTCCTCAACCCAATGTCCTTTTTTAGGGTTATAGTCAATGATCACAAAGTCGCTGGTCCGTTGATCAATCTGGTCAAATGTTTCGCGGCTAATTTTGTATGGCTCATTCAACCACGCACCCGCCTGAGTGAGTCCGTGGACTGTTTCCTCATCATCTGTACCGTGAATTTCAAATGTACTGTCGGTTGAGTAGGTGAATATGGACTCAGTTTTATTGAAATCCTGCCCTACTTTGTATCGGCTTGTCGTTTTTAAACGTTTCAAAACGTCTTGCAATACGGTTTTTTTGCAGTCAGTTTTTGTATCTCTCCAGACAGTTAACCGTTTGTTTTTGTTCGAACGCGCGTACAAGTCATAGCAATCTATCAGGGAATAAGTTTTTGAACTACGTGAAGACCCACGATTGATAATGTAACGATACTTACGCTCTCCATTCTCATTTAGCGCGTGTATCGCCTCCCAATTCTTTTGAAAAACTATTGTAGCTTGGATGTTCATTCAGACGGAGGAACGACGGTGATTTTTATCGGCTCGACGCCTATCTCCTTGCCGTTGCTTGTTACGTCTGTGTGGTTCATTGATAGCTTCTTTAATTCCTCTGGTGTAGAGATCAATTTCATCAAAGCCATTTGAAGCGCCGGTGCATTTGATTTGTACCATTTTGAACGCATGGAAACCTTTAATTCTGTGCGGTTTGTCTCAAGTAAGTCTTTTAGCTCGTCAAGTTGGTCAGATTGAACAGGAAAGAAGTCGTAAAATGTCTGCTTTGAAATAGGCAAGAACGCAACGATATCATCCACAAAAAACAATTTATGTTTAACGATCATTTCCTTTGCCTGTTCAAATATTTTAACCCTGTCGTATGCCATTATTCAAAGTCTTTTGTTATTACCCCATTGCGCTTAACTATTAATGAAGGATCGAGTTTTACCATTCTCTTTACTATTACATCGCAGTATTTTGGGTCTAATTCCATACCGTAGCATTTGCGTTTTAGTTGGTGTGAAGCTGCCATTGTTGAGCCTGAACCTAAAAACAAATCAATTACTTTCATCCCTACTTTACTTGAATTATTTAATGCATTTGTAATTATTTCAACCGGTTTTGGAGTTGTGTGTCCCTCTTCTCTTTTGCTTTTAGCAATCCATACGCTTTCTTGCTTTCTATCTGAATACCATTTATGTGTCCCATTATCAAACCATCCATACATACAGGGTTCGTGTTTAGATTGATAGTCTGTTTGGCTTAAAACTATGCTTTCTTTTACCCAAATAATCATAGAAGAAAAGTGACAAAACTCTCGATAAACTTTACTAAAAATATCAGAACATTTGTCTGAATGGAAACAATAAAAAGAACCTCCATTATTAGTGCTTACCATCATATTGCCAAACGCGCCCCTTAACAAGTCCTCTAATCCTTTTCTATCGTCATTATTTATACCTTCATAATCCACACCATAAGGCGGATCAGTAAACACCATGTCCGCTTTCTCTCCATTCATCAACTTACCTACTGCATCTGAATCAGTACTATCCCCACAAAGCAAACGATGCTCTCCAATTTCGTAAAGGTCACCCAATACAGTTATCGGAGTCTCTGGAGGCGTTCCATCAAAATCATCTTCAACCGCTTCCAAAACTTCATCAGGAGTAAAATCAGGAATGTCTAACCCCCATGCATCCAATTGCAGAGCGTCCCAATCTTTTGAGATCATCTCCCAATCCCATTCACCTCCGCTTGTGTTGTCTTTGATTAAGAACTCACGCTGCTGCTCTTCGGTTAGGTTGTCTGCAATGATTATAGGGACTTCTTTTAATCCGGCTTCTTTGCATGCTTTCAGCCTCATGTTTCCACCAAGCACAATCATGTCCTTATTAACAACGATCGGACGAATATCCAGCATTTCTGGAAAGTCTTTAATTGACTGAACTAGTTTGGCAAACTTATCGTCTTTAATCAATCGCGGGTTGTTCGGATTGACTTTTACTTTTGATATTGCGACTTTTTTTTGGTTTGCCATTTTTGTAGAATAAATCAAGCCACTCTTGAAAGTGCTTTACTTTGTTTGGTGTCATTTACAGGTTGTTGTTTGGGAGTAGACAGAGCCTGAGTTTGTACCGTTGGCTTCGTACTGCTCCATTTCTTCTTTAGTGCCCTCAAACTTAGTGACAACCTCAGAGTGAATGCCTTGCACATCTGTAACGATCGTGCATTTGTATGTTTTTGTGCATGATGCCAGACAGACGGCAGCGATGGATAATAGAATTACTTTACGCATATTTTTTTGTTTTTGTCTCTGTACGCCATCATTGGCATCAAGTCTAGAGTCGGGTTAAGATTAAGCATTTCTGAAATAATTGAGTTGATAGCGATCCAGCGGAATCCGGTTGCTTCTTTCAATTCAACATCTCGGTAAATGAGTTTGCCGTTAGCCATTTCACGCTTTACGAATTTGCCATTTACCACATTGCGTAGAACAAACGCATGATGCCTGCGCTCTTGTCGTGAGTAACGTGAGTCGGTTAAGACTTCGGTTACGGCGGTTGGGGTAAGATTATCAAACATATCGTTCTGGCTTGCTGCGTTTATAACCGTCATGCCATTCTCTCACATGCAGCCACGAAGGGCAGAACAGGAATACAGGCACGAATAACCACCAAGAGAAATCTAGACACAAAAGCGTGAAAAGGATCAGCCAAATGGCGTTATAAAATGTTATCGGATACTTATTCATAAGTCAAAGATATTAAAAATTTCATTCATAATTGCAATTTGTTGAGACTCTTCTTTGCGAAACTTGTTTGCAATGGTTTCTTGACCCGTCCGGATGAATAACTACTGGCTACTTACTACGCAGGAACCATAATCACCATATAAGGGACGCCGACGGTAATCGACTGGTCCCTAG